AAGTGAACTAGTTCAGAAAGTGAACCGCACTAGTTCAGAAAGTGAACCAGTCACTAGTTCAGAAAGTGAACATACAAAAAACAATATTAAAAACACTATACAAAATACAAATAAAAAAAATAAACAAAAAAAGACCGAGCTTTTCGAATCTCACTTTGAAAAATTTTGGAATGCTGGAATGCGCAAGGTGAACAAGAAAAAAGCCTTGTCGAGTTTTATTGCGAATTACGAATTATACAACGCCAAATATCCAACTGAGCTTGAAGATTTTACTCAAATCCTTGTTGATGATGTGAAAAAGCGAATCAGGCTTGGGGAATTTGGGTTTGATAAATTGCACCCGATGACATACCTAAACAACTGGCGATGGGAAGATGAATCTCCTGCTGAAAATAAAACACAAGAACAAAAACCAAGCGCGCATATCAATTTTGGAGACAGAAACTACGGCGAGCAAGTGATCCCTGAATGGGCTTTGGAGGACGGAAATGATGACGAAAAATCAGATTAAAGATCGATTGGAATTATTGCGAACCGAGTTTAGCAATGCGATTAATGGGCTTTCTGAGGGCGAAAATCTTGAATCGCCAACGCAGAAAACAGGTAATTGCTTAATGCACGGCGAATTTACCCAGTGGGCGCGCAAAATTCCATTTTTCAAAGGCGAATTCAAGACTCAGTGTCCACACTGCTTACGGGAGGAAATCACTAAGCTAGAGAGTGACTTGAAAGAAATTGACGACAGGGAAAAACAAAGATTTATCGCAGATTTGAAAGAGCGATCAAATATCCCCCTACGCTTTGCTAATGCGAATTTTGAAAATTATCAAGTTACCGATAAAAACAAACTGGCGAAACTCACTTGCCAACGCTACGCCGAGAAATGGGCTGAAAGATTTAAACAGGGCGGCGGATTGGTATTTTGCGGCAAGCCAGGTACCGGCAAAAATCATCTTGCTTGCGCAATCGCCAACAGCGTGATCGAACAGCACCAAGCCGAAGCATTTATCACCACCGCAATGCGAATCATCAGAAAGGTGAAATCCACTTGGGATCGAAACGCGGAAATTACCGAAGAAGATGTGATCCGCGTGTACTGCCAAAAAGACCTGTTAATTATCGATGAAGTTGGCGTGCAGTTTGGAACAGATGCGGAAAAAATTATCTTGTTTGAAATCATTAATGAGCGTTACGCGCAAATGCTACCAACGATTTTAATCAGTAACTTAACAGAATCTGAATTAAGTAATTATATCGGCGAACGCATCATCGACCGAATGAAAGAGGGGCAAGGCGCAGTGATTAAGTTTGATTGGGAGAGTTACAGAAAATGACAGAGCAACAATTTGATCGCAACACATGGCAAACGCCTAAGTATGTTTTTAACGCCATGAATCGCAAATATCGCTTTGATATTGACGGCGCGGCGGATGTTAAAAACGCACTATGCGAAATGTACATCACCAAGTCCGAAGATATTACAGACCGCAGAACGCAAAACCGCATACCTGCTGGGTCAAGAATTTGGATTAATCCACCGTACTCAGACCCGATGCCATTTGTGCGCGCGGCGATTGATTTAATGACTGAGCGGGATTGTGTTGTAGTGATGTTACTCCCCGCAGATAAAACTACCCGTTGGTTTAAGACCGCGCTTTTATCTGCCACTGAAGTGATTGATGTTATCGGTGGGAGAATTAATTTTGTAAATCCAGTCACCCAAAAAGAGGTTAAGGGTAACAGCAAAGGCTCAATGTTTGTGGTTTTCGATCCAAACAATCAACACCAAGCGCAATGTGTCGTAACGTTGGATTTTTTGAAAAAGCGTGGTGGTTACGATGACCGATAAGCAAACGTTTTTTTTACGTAACGAGCAAGTGCGGTCAAATTGCCAAGCATTTATCCAAGATTTACCAACGGACGATAAAAAGCCGTTGGTTATCAAAATCCAACCAATGACACGCAACCTTGAGCAAAATAACAAGCTCCACGCAATGTTAAGTGACATAAGCAAACAATGTGAGTTCGGTGGGGAGAAGCGGGATATAAATACTTGGAAGATGATTTTTTGCTCCGCTCACCGAATCGCAACAGGAGATAAGGCAGAAATGGCAATTGGACTTGAGGGTGAGGTTATTAATTTGCGCGAATCCACCGCACAAATGAGCGTAAAGCGCATGGCAAGTCTTATAGAGTACGTTACCGCATGGGGCGTACAAAACGGGGTTAAATTTAACGACAGATGGGGATTTTACGGACGATGATTGAGGTGGGAACCATGATTTTATTTTTGATTGCATTATCAGCTGTTCTGTTTTTTCTTTTCGAGCAGCCACTTGCCGCCACTCTTGTTTTGTGCGAAGCCTGTTGGCTTTCCGGTTGGTATTTTGCCCATACCACCGTTGCAACAGAATGCGAAAGATTGGGTAAATTTTACGTAGGAAAGAACGTGTATCAATGTACAAAAATTGAAGCAATTAATGACAAGGCGAATTTATTAAACGGGGGAGAAAATGAACTGGACTAATTATTTTGCAGTATTAGCGGCGTTATCGCTTACGCCCGTTTTTGTATTGGTCTGGGCGCTGTTTTTTGCTAGCGATAAGTACGCGAGCAAGATTTTTATCTACTGCCTAACTGGTTGCGTTTTAGGCAGTGTAATGTGGATTGCTTTAGGCATTGGATTAGGTTTAACGGCATTTTTGGAGGGGTAATGAGCAAACAGGAAACTAAGCTAGATATTGCAGCAAAAAAACTTGAGCAAATGCTAGCAAAACAACGTTACGACTGGCGCAACTGGAGACAGTCAGACAGTAAAGGTGAGATCGTGATTAATGGGGTGAGACGGTGAGTAAGGTTAATTATCGCAAAGAGGCAAGAGGTCGAGATTGTCAGGTGAGATTGCCGGGTATTTGCAATCACAATCCGGAAACAGTGGTGCTTGCTCATTATCGCATGACGGGCTTAAACGGCGCAGGGATTAAGCCAGACGATATTTTCGGCGCATGGTGTTGTAGTGCTTGCCATGATGAGTGCGACCGCAGAACGCGCATTATGGATAACGAGTACGTGAGATTAGCTCATGCAGAGGGCGTTATGCGTACTCAGGCGATCTTGCGCAAAGAGGGTAAATTATGAGCGATTGGTTGGAGATAGTATTCCCTTCCCCGCCATCAGTAAACCACTACTGGAGACACACTCGCAGTGGTCGGCATTATATCAGTGAGGCTGGGCGGAAATTTAAAGCACAGGCCGTGGAAATTTGTAAACAGTTTGATCCGTTTGTTGGCGCAGTGGCAATCTGTCTTGATGTGTATTACCCGGATAATCGCAATAGAGACCCTGATAATATTAACAAGGGGCTTTTTGATAGCTTAGTATCATCAGGGTTAATACAAGACGACAACAATAAAATTGTACAAGATTTCCGCAGTAAAAATTGCGGAATCAAAAAAGGCGGAATGGTAGTGGTTAAAATTAGAGGTCTTAAATGAGCAGTATTAATATCGACAAGGTGTCTGTACAGTGGGGGTATTGGGCTACTCCTCGTTATGAGGGCGAATATCCGCGAGTGTCTGCGGGGTTTGCGGAGCTTAAATGTGACGCTCGCTATCTGTCAAAATACCGAGTACAACCAATAGGCGATGATTTAGGTATGCAGATTGATAAGCACATGCAGGTGATTAAAAAAGTCACGCCGGAGCTATACGATACTTTTATGCTTACTTATGTTAAGCGGTGGGGTAAATCTGAGATTTGGCAATATCTTAATATTTCAAAATCCGAGTACTTTAACCGACTTAAAATCGCCAAAACATCACTACTTTTGATGATTGAGAGTAATAATTGCATATTTTTAGCATAAACCTATTGACAGTCTAGACTAAAAGTGTATTATTGTTGGTAAGTTGCGGTTTTAGCGCATAGCGAACGCACAAGGAATTATTTACAAGCCCCAATCGGAAACGGTCGGGGTTTTTTATTTATCACAACTGCAAGCCTACGTTTAACCACGCGGGCTTTTTTATTGCCCCGCAAATAACCAAAAAAAGCGAGGTGGAGTATGAACAAAATGCCGATGAAAGAACCTGATGTATGGGCAATGATTTGGTCTTGGCTGCAAATCAATCTCGGTAACGGGACAATCCAAAGTGCTGGATCTGCCGTTGTCATGTCATTGCTGCGGATGGGCTTTATGCGTAAAAAGCCCGCGTTTAGATATATG